CCATCAGCTTCACGATGATCGGCATCTATAACGCACCGACAGACGATGCGAACGCAACGCCGACGTATCAGAACCAAGCCAAGCCGGTGCTGTTTAAAAACGGCAACACCACTAGCCAGCAGCTGTTCAGCTATGCCGGTGCAGTTCAGTCATTTAGTTTTGATCAAAACAACCAAACCGTTTACCGCGAATTGGTTGGTGGCAGCAAAGAAGTGCTGATTACTGATCGTCGTCCTGGCGGCAGCATCGTGCTTGAGGCCGTGGCAATGGGCACCAAGAACTATTTCACTGCTATCACTGGCACGGCTACCGGAAACAACACATTCCAGCACGGTCAAACCGCTGGCAACAAGTTTACGTTTAGTGCGCCTCAGACTGATTTGTCTTCTGTCAGCTACTCAGATTCTGATGGGATTCAGATGCTGAACTTCGACTACACAGCCACACCAACAACAGCAGGCAACAACGAATACTCGATCGTATTAACTTGATGCGCTAGTTTTGGGGTGAATTATTCCTTTTATGGGATTCGTCCTCAAAAAGTCCAACACCTACAAGTGGCCCGTTTCTGTGGATGTCCCTGTTGACGGGGGCAAACACGAGCGGGTCACTTTTGATGTTGAGTTCAAAGACCTTACGCAAAGCCGCCTGTTGGAGATTGCCGAGCTAAGCGGTGAAGGCAACTTGTCTGATGTTGAGATTGCCCGTGAGGTGATGTCAGGCTGGGCAGGTGTTGAGGATGAGGACGGCAAGGAGCTGCCTTACAGCATCACCAAGCGTGACGAGCTGCTCGACGTGCCAATGATGGCCAGTGCGATTGCTGGCGCTTATTTGGACAGCAAGCAGGGAGCTAAGCGAAAAAACTAGAGGAGGCCGTTGACTATCTATTCAGCGGCCCTGATGACAAGTCAGAGCTGATGGCTGATGCCAAGGCGTTTGGCTTGGCCTTGCCTGAGCCTGATGCGCCTGAGGATTTTGAGGTATGGCCTGACAACTGGCCTGCTGTTGAGATGTTCTTGCGTTGTCAGACGCAATGGCGCACAACGGCGTCAGGCGTTTGCGGGTTGGACTATTCAGCAGTGGAATGGCTGTTTAAACTGTATGGAGTAGAGGATCAGCCTGCCGTGCTTGAGGACTTGCAAGTCATGGAAGCTGCGGCGGTCAAGATCCTGAATAGGGAGCAGGGCTGATGCAAAAGTCAGTCTTTCAGATGCTTCTGGATGTCAAAACCAGAGGCTCAAACAACATCAGGCGGCTTGGCAGAGATCTGCAGGGAGTGCAGGGCAAAGCCAAAAACTTGGCTTCGTCATTTGCCGGCTTAAGCAAACCACTCATTGCTTTGGCTGGTATTGGTGGTGGCGCTGCTCTCTTGACCAGCATATTTGGCACTGCTGCAGAGCTTGAGTCACAAACTCGTTCTTTAGAGGTTTTAACAGGCAGCGCCGAAAAGACTTCTCAGATCTTGGCTGAGATCAAAGCTTTTGGTGCAGCAACTCCTTTTCAGGTCCGTGAGCTTATTGATGTCACTAAAAAGCTGAAGGCGTTTGGCATTGAGACTGACTCTCTTGTTGACACTACAAGGCGTCTTGGCGACGTTGCCGGGGCAACTGGCGCTGAGCTTGACGGCATCGCAACAGCTTTCGGCCAAATTCGTGCAAAAGGCAAGTTTCAGCAAGAGGAAAACTTGCAACTGCTTGAACGTGGTGTTGATCTAACGACTGAGCTGAAGGAGATGTATGGCCTGTCAGGTGATGAGTTGGCCAAGGCAATGACCAAAGGCCAGATCAGTTTTGACGCAGCAAACCAAGCACTTATTCGCTTGACGAGCCAAGGCGGGACATATTTTGGCGGCGCAGTCGCACAGGCAGACACGCTCAATGGCAAGCTTTCAACGCTTCAAGATGCGTTCATTACGTTGGGTCAAAACATCGGCAAAGTTCTTGAGCCGATATTCAAGTCAATCATTGATTTTCTTACAGTTCTGACAAATCAAATAAACAACTTATTTAGAGAGGCAGAGATTGCAAATAAGGCCAGAGAGGAATTTGGCTTAGACACGATTGTAGGTCGGCAAAAGCTCAAGAGAATGAGCGTTGCAGAGCGCCGTCAGTTTTTCAAAGATATTGCAGCAAGAGAAGAGGAACTCAGGCAAACAGACTTTGGCATGGACAGGCTGCGACCAGATGCAAAAACGCCACCACTTCTTAAGCAGCTGACTGGAGGCAAAGTGACTAAGGAAGCAGTGCAAGCTTCTGACAAGATGCGTCAAATCTTGGAGCAGATCAACGTTGCGAGAGTCGCAGGCAATGAGTTCCAGCTTGCAGGGCTTGAGTTTGACCGCGAGATGCTGCGAATCCAAGAGGAGGGCTTGACTGGTAACAATCTTGCAATCGCTCAAAGCAGCGCTTTGGCGGACTTTGACTTAAAGCGTCAACAGCTTTTGTCTGGCACTACTGAAAAGCAGAAAGAACTCAATAAAGAGACCGATAAATACAAGATCACGCTTGATCAAATCAAAGACACGTTGGCTAATCAAATGACGAGCGCGATTGAGGGTTTGATTGACGGCACCAAGTCTTTGAGCGAGTCGTTGTCTGGTTTGTTAAAAACATTTGCCAGCATGTTCCTTCGGTCAGGCGTTGGCTCTTTGGTTAGTCAAATCTTCCCCAGCGCCAAAGGCAACGTGTTTGCTCGGAACGGCATCGTGCCTTATGCCAAGGGCGGTTACATCGGCAGGCCAACAATGGCGTTAATGGGTGAGTCGGGACCAGAAGCTGTGCTTCCTTTGCGCCGTGGCCGTGGTGGTCGCCTTGGTGTTGAAACCTCAGGGGGTGGCGTTGGCAATGTGGTGGTGAATGTTGATGCGAGTGGCAGTAGCGTGCAGGGCAATGAGCCTGACGCAAACCAGCTAGGCAGAGTTATCGGCCAAGCTGTGCAGGCTGAGCTGATTAAGCAGAAACGACCTGGAGGACTTCTGACCCGCTAATGGCAACGTTTCCCTCTATTGACCCTAATTTTGGGGCTAGCAAAACCAGCCAGCCAACTGTCCGCAACGTGCAGTTTGGGGATGGCTACAGCCAACGCCTGCGCTATGGCTTAAACACAGATCTCAAGGTGTGGAATCTGACGTGGGAAAACATCAGCGAAGCAGACTCAGACACCATTGAGACGTTTCTTGAGGCGCGTGGTGGGGCTGAGCATTTCGATTGGTCACCGCCAGACGAGACCGAAACTTACAAGTGGATTTGTCAGCAGTGGTCAAAGCAGATGACATCTGCTGGACTTAATCAACTGACCGCAACCTTTCAGCAAGTCATTGAGCCATGAGCACTGCTTTTGTTGAGCTTCTCAACTCCGGCCCTTTTGCAATCATTGAGTTATTTGAGCTGAAGCTGTTTCAAGATTTGCACGGCTCTAACGAGGAGTATTACTTCCACGCAGGCCGCAATCAAAAGACGACCGCGCCAACTACCGCAGATGACATCGTTGATGCTTTTTCGATCAAATATGGCGGCACCCCTTACGTCCCTTTGCCGGTTGAGGCATCAGGTTTTGAGTTCAATGGGGATGGTACATTGCCGAGGCCGTCAATCCGCTTTGCAAACCTGCAGAGCCAAATAACTGCCTTGCTGCTGGGCGTCAACCAAATCACGCCAGGCAATGACTTGAGCGGCGCAAGGGTAAAACGAATCCGCACCTTGAGCCGTTTTCTTGACAGCGATAATTGGGAGAACGGGGTTAATCCTTACGGCAACCCTGATACAGGGGCTAACGCACAGTTCCCGGAGGAGATCTACTACATCGACCGCAAGGTAACTGAGACCAGAGACTTTGTTGAGTTTGAACTGGTTTCTTCTTTTGACATGGGCGATGCGAAAGCACCGCGCCGCCTTGTGATGCAGAACCTTTGCCAGTGGGAATATAAGGGCAAAGAGTGCGGCTATAGCGGCTCAAATGCCTTTGACGTGACAGGCGAACAGATCACGTTGGTTGCCGCCACAGGCTTTGGATATTCAACTAACCAAGAAAAGCTGACTGCAGGCTCATCGTTGACTGAGGGCAATGAACTTGTCTCGACTAACGGTTGGTTCGCTGCTGTGGTGCAAGCTGATGGCAATTTTGTTGTTTACAAAAAACCAGAAAAAATCGCGGCGAATTCAGTATGGGCGTCTAATACAAACATCGGCAGAAACGCCAATGGCTATACGCTAGTAATGCAGCGTGATGGCAACCTTGTCCTGTATAACGATGATGTAGCCCGGAATGATTACGCTGGCGGCTCTGTAGTTTGGACTGGCACGGATACGCATAGGTTGGGGCAGATTTCATCGCTAACGCGCCTCAGTATTGATGGCGCTGACCAGTGGTATCCGCTTGACACTGTTAGCGGGAAATCGGGCGCTTTCACATGGGAGCTGAAAGGAAGCAGCCCTTCGGCTGCAGGGCAGACCACAACAGCAACTAAGAACTTTACTGAGACGCATCCTGAGTACGGTAGCCGCTCTGTCAACATCACTTTCAACCTAACCTCCATTGCCCTGCCTGCTGGTCACTATTCAGCGAGCAACAACAACTACACGGGTTTCGGATGGAACACGATTACAGGGATCACAATCAATAGTCAGACTGGTCTTTGGAGGGATAAAGAAGACTGGATTGCAAAAGTCCCTATCACCTCTAATAACCCTTTCCGTGAAAATCATCCGACGGCAGGCACCTTGCAAGAGGTAGGCGCTGGCTACAAAGTCGCTGCCACTGGATTCTTAAATGCAAAGCAGTTACGTCTCAAAGACGATGGGGTTCTAGTGATTGAGGATTCTGACGGCAGTGATGTCACTTGGACCTCAGACAACGATCCGATCACAACAGAACCAAAAGTTGAGCAAGTCACCAATACGGCTGCTGTTGACGCTGACGTATGCGGCAAAAGAATTAGTGACTGTCGCAAGCGATTCCCAAGTGGTGACGCAAACGGTGGCTTGCCTTTCGGTTCGTTCCCGTCTGTGGGCGTCAACAACTAATGGATGATTGGCAAAAAGCAGCGGTGCAGCACGCTGAGGCAGAAGCGCCAAAGGAGTCTTGCGGATTGCTTGTCGTCCTTGACGGCGCTGAGCACTACTGGCCGTGCAAGAACCTGAGCGATGAGGATGACATGTTCATCCTCGATCCGATGGGTTACGCGGCCGCTGAGGACACTGGCAAGGTTCTAGCGGTTGTCCATAGCCACCCTGGTGCGCCTGCCTTGCCTAGCGAGCCAGACAAAAAGGCTTGCACTCAATACGGTTTGCCGTGGTTTATCTATGGCATGGAAGATCAAAGCTGGGCAAAGATTGACCCTTGAGTCGTCGGTAGAATCAAAGGGCATGGCGAGTGACGGCAATGCTTCGCAAAATCAGGCTGTATGGGCACCTGGCGGAGCACTGCGGTCAGAAAGTTTTTGAGGCGGTTGCAAGGACACCGGCTGAGGCGATCAGGTTTCTGCTGTGTAATTTTCCTGAGCTGCGTTCGATCATGAACGCTGGGCACTACACGGTTGCCGTTGGTCCGCACACGTTAGAGCTAGGGGAATCACCGCATCAACTTGGCTATCCGCTTACGGCTAGCGATGACATCAGGATCATCCCTGTTGTGACTGGCGCCAACCTGTTTAGGAATCTAGCTTTTATCGCGTTAGGCGCTGTCTTGATTGGAACAGCGATTGCAACTGGCGGTGTCAGCCTTGGCTTGACTGGTTTCAGTGCGGCTGCTGCAGCAGGTACTGGCGCCACCTTGGCAGCGGTAGCAGGCAACATCGGTATTGGACTGGCTTTAACAGGCGTTGCTGGCCTGTTATCGCCCACAGTGCCGACGCCTGAGATAGACAACGACCCACGCACAAATAAAAGCTTTTCCGGGGTTCAGAACGTTGGCAGGGAGGGCGTCCCTGTCCCGATTGCCTACGGCGAAGTGATCGTCGGTAGTGTTGTCATATCGGC